CTTCTTATTGTGAGAAAAATATAGGTTCTGGCTTAGGTGATGTTGAAAAACTATACTATCTTCACGAATCCTGCCTTAAAGCCGCTGCAATCTTTGATTTTGAAAGCTATCTCTTGTTTACCGAGTGGAACAGGGATATAAATAAGCAGTTCTACAGACCGAGAAGGAAACAGCTTAAAGTAGTCTGTCAAGCCTTGCAGGACTTAGAAGATGATAAACTTGATCTGCTGTCCGTGTCTATGCCGCCCGGCGTCGGAAAAAGCACAATGGCGCTGTTTTATCTCACTTGGATAGCGGGTAAATACCCGAATTTAGGTACTCTCACGGGTTCGCATAAGGCTGAGTTCGTGCAAGGGTGCTATGAAGAATGTCTTAATATGACTTCGGCTAATTCTGAATATAGGTGGAAAGAGATATTTCCTGATATAAGGCTTACTAAGACCGACGCAAAAGCCTGCAGGATAGATTTTGACGAGAGAACGCCGAGAAGAGAGACGTTGCAGTTTACAACGGTCGGTTCAGGTAATGCAGGATTGTATAGGGCGTCAAAACTTCTCTATTGTGACGATCTGGTGTCCGGTTCGGAAGTCGCGATCAATAAAGAACAGTTAGATAAGCTATGGAATGTCTATACCACGGACTTGCAGCAAAGAAAGATCGGTAGCGCCTGCAAGGAATTGCATATAGCAACAAGGTGGTCGGTTTATGATATTATCGGAAGGCTTCAAACTCATTACGGCGATTCTGACAGGGCAAGGTTTATTGTTATGCCTGCTTGGGATAAGAACGAGGAATCGCTATGGGATTATGATTACTCTTTGGGTTATACCACTAAACAGCTACATAGAATACACGACACGATGAATGAAGTCGATTGGAACGCATTATATATGAATGAGCCTATCGAGAGAGCAGGCTTATTATATCCTAAAGACGAGTTAAGGTATTACTACGAGTTGCCTAAGGAGAAGAACGGCGAGATCAAAGAACCCGACGTTATCATGGCGGTATGCGATACTAAGGACAAGGGCAAGGACTATTGTTTTATGCCTATAGTGTATGTATATGGAGAAGATTATTATATCGAGGACTGTATTTGTGATAACGGCTTGCCGAAGGTAGTTGACGCAAGACTTGCTACTATCCTTCTGAGGCATAAGGTAGCAAGTTGCCGATTCGAGAGCAACGCCGCAGGCGGTAAGACTGCTGAGAAGGTGCAGGATATGATACGGGAGAAGCACGGTATCACGCATATTACCACGAAATACACTACGGCTAATAAGATAACAAAGATGATTCAATATAGCGACTGGGTTATGGAACATTGTCTTTTCAAAAGCAAAGACTGTTATAAGCCTAACTCAGATTATGGCAGAATGATGAATTTTTTGGGAACTTTCACCATGTCGGGTAAGAATCCGCACGACGACGTACCCGACGGACTGGCTCAGTTGGCTATATATGCTCAGTCTTTCGGTACAAATGTTCAGATAATCAAGCGTCCGTGGTGATGAAGCACGTTTCACAAGAAAAATCAAGGTCAAATAACGGACAAATATTGATTTTGTATGACTTTTTTGGTAAAAAGAAGGTAGTACGGCTGTCTGGAGGGTAAAATTGTGGCTCAAAATATAGATACTTCTTTAGTAACAAGCAATTCACCCGTTATGCACGGTAGAAGAATGATTCTCACTACCGAGAGTGAGATTACGCCTGAGAATGTTGCTTTTGTAATAAGCAGGGCTATGGAGATTCACAATATAAACAGCGGTGAGATTAATTATCTTTGGAACTACAGGAACGGAAAACAGCCTATTCTTAACAGGGTAAAGACGGGCAGTTTTGAGAACATCGTCAATAAGATAGTAGAGAACAGAGCCGCAGAGATTATCGACTTTAAGATCGGCTATTATGTCGGAGAGCCTATACAGTACACAAGCAAGAAAGACGACGAGAAGTCTTTAGATGATATGAAGAGGCTTAACGACTTCTTTTATGCAGTAAACAAGGCAAGTCAAGATCAGGACATAGTAGAGTGGCAAATGGTATGCGGTACTGCATATAGAATCATTCTCCCTAACGAGAACAGGGCGATCAAGGACATTAAGCCTTTTGAAATGTTCACTCTTGACGCAAGGAATACTTTTGTTGTCCGTTCTGTTGAAATGGGCAACAAGGTGCTTATGGGAGTTCAGTATTACTCTTATAACAAGGAATCGGTTGTAGAAAAGCCTTCCGAGATCATAGAGCATTTTACCTGTTATACTAACGACTGGATATTCACTATCGAGAACGGTATTTTGGTTGACAAGCAGGTGAACGCTTTGGGGTATATCCCTATTGTGGAATATCCGGCAAACAATTCAAGGCTCGGAGCGTTTGAGGTGGTATTACCGCTTCTTGATATGCTCAATATGATTGATTCTGACCGTATGGACGGTATAGAGCAGACTATACAGGCTTTTATTAAATTCATTAACTGCGAGATCGACGCTAAACAGTTTGAACAGTTTAAGTCTATGGGCGCTATTATGGTTAAATCAGTTGACGGCGCACCTGCTGACGTTGACACGGTAACAACAAACCTCGATCAGAACCAGACACAAACAACAAAAGATGATATATACGACGCAATCTTAGAGATATGCGGTATGCCTTCACGAACGGGCGGAGCTTCTACATCGGACACGGGCGCTGCAGTTATCCTGCGTGACGGCTACGCACTTGCCGAAAGCAGGGCTAAGGTGTTTGAGAACATGTTTAAGCGCAGCGAAGCTGAAATGTTGGAGATTGCGTTATATATCTGCAATAAGACTGAGGGCGTGGAAAGCATAGAGCTTTTACCGTGGGATATTGAAACTAAGTTTACAAGAAGGAACTACGAGAACATCACTTCTAAATCTCAGGTTCTTTGTGAAATGCTCAATAATCCTAAGATACACCCAATATTGGCATACCAGAGCTGCGGATTATTCCCCGACCCTGAGTATGCGTATGTAATATCTATGCAGTATTACGACGAACTTATGGCGCAGTACGAACCCGTGGAGGTAGATGAAGATGAAGAATCTTTACGAACAGACGGACAAATCTCTGGTTCTGATAAAGAAAGCGATAGCGAAGGAGTTTAAGAGGCTCATAAACTTAGCTTTCGACGAGATCACAGCGATTACTGCACCGAAGATAGTAACAGCAACTTATGACAGGTTGCTAAAAGTGAACAAAAAGGAATATAAGAAGATATGCGACGACGCAATAGAGTATGCTCTTATATTTCTTTATGAGTGGGAACGACTATATGAAGGTACGGACTTCTTTATTGACCGGAAGGAGATATTAAAGGAGATCAACGCCGATGATATAGTGAAAGAGGTTTTAGACGAGTACAACCCCGTAACGGGTTATAAGTACGATCGAGAGACCGAGAGAAAAAAGGCAAGGACTGCCGAAGGAATGGTAGCAGGACGGAACAGCGATAACAGACCGTTCTACGTCAACATATTAAACCGAAGCCGTAATCTTTGGTTTACGCAAAGTAAACAGTATGCCGAGGATATAGCCGATCAGACAACCATTAAGGTATGGAAGAGGGCAGGCGTGAAAAAGGTTATGTGGATAACGGAGCGTGACGAAAAAGTATGTGAGGACTGCAGACCTTTAGACGGGCAGATATTTGACATAGACGACGCGCCTGATAAGCAACATTATAATTGCCGTTGCATGAAAGTACCGTTGCCTAATGTGAATGAAAGGACTGAGAGCCTTTATAAGAAGATCAAAAAGATAATAACGCTGTAATAGCGATTGTTATATATACAGGCAGAGAAGCCTTAAAAACGCAAGAATGGCAGAGAAGCCAAAAACCACAAAGACAGGCAGAGAAGCCTTAAAAACGCGGAGGTACAACATGAAAGTAGATGTAAACAAGATTGAAGGTTACAACGAAATGTCACCTGAGGACAAGCTGAAAGCGCTTGAAAGCTATGAATTTGACGACCCCGACATGTCGGACTACATCAAAAAGACGGCTTACGACAAAGTAGCTTCTGACTTAGCCAAAA